AAATTTTTCTAGTAGCTAATTCTATTGTAACAATGTATGGAATTTTTATTCCTGATTGCTCACCTGTTTCAGGATCTTGATCTTCAAATCCTTCCAAGTTTAAATTTACGTGACACTCAATCAAAGTATAAATATCTTCATCTTGTGTTTTTTTAGTTCCTTCTAATTCTCTTTCTTTTTTCTCAACATCGTTTTCTTGATAGCCAGGTGTACCTAACTCTATATCTAAATAGAAACCATTTACTTGTTGTTTTCTTAAATCATTTTTTGACATCTTAATCCGGTGAATGACTGCCTCTGCATCAGCCAATGAGGTAGCTGAATAAGGGACAATCAAATCATCTGCCGGAACAAACTTTGACGTAGCTCTTTTTTCTAGTTCATCGTAATAAACTTTTTTAAACGCTGAACCTGCAAGAGGGAGGTAAAAGAGCAGTGAGTCAAAGTCGGGCTCATAGTCTGACATTTTTTCCATGAGCTCGTAATTCATGTAATCTTTAACACGTTCTGCTTGTTGTGTTTTTTCTGGACTTGGTGCACCAACAACTTGAGTTCGGACCGGTCCGTTTGCTGGTAATAATTCTTTATAAGCTAATGCTTGAAACTGTGTAACTGCTTCTGCTAACACTGGGTGTGTTGCACCTGAAGCTCCTTGAAATGGTTCTGTTCGCATATCGTATTTGAAACCAAGTAAGTCTAAACCTTTTGTGTAAGATTGTTCCCAATCTTTTCTTGACGCGTTGTAGTCATTATATTTTTGAGTTAAGCTAGAACCTAATTCGTCTAATACTTCGTCTGGTAAAAATTCTGCTAAGTTTGCATAGTGCTCGTCACCACCTTCTGGTGATGCTGCGTTAGGATCAAAGTCAACTGTAACCGATCCATCTTCTGATTCTTCTATTTCAACTGGTCCTGGTGTGTCTTGTGCTTCTACTACTTCTTGTTCAATAGCTTCGTTTATTTCTTCCTGACCTGGAATATTAACGCTGCTTCTCGGACCTTGCGTCAAGGACTTGTCTATTTTGTCTGCCATTTATTTTCTCCAATTTGACTGTTCTAACAGTATTATAATTAATATTCAAGCCCTGAGGTGTTGGACCTGATTTAGGTGGCAACAAATCAGTTTTAGGATAGCTTGATGTTTTTGATCTGGTCATTGTATTTTCCAAATGTTGATTTTCCTATTTCTTCAAAATCGTCTGATAAACGTCCTAAATCCTTTGCTCTCTGCGCTGCAGCATACTCTGGATCTATTCTTCTTTTAGCATTGTCAAGAGCAACTTCTGCATCTCCTGACTCCATAGCAAAAACGTAATCTATAGGTTTTAAATCAATACCTCTTTCTTCAGCTAAAGCATTTGCTGTAAAAACTGCACCAGTTCCTAGTACGTATCCCAAAGGTTTAAATACCTTTCCAACTACTTTTGCACCCTTACCTAATTTACTTAATATACCTCTTTCGCCTACCTCTATGTCAGCGCTTATTTTTTTCTTAAGAGCAGTTATTTCTTCGCTTGTTAGATCTGCTAAATTTTTTCCTCTAACTTTAGTGTCCACTCCTCCAACTCTTTCAACACGAAGTTTATCATCTATAGGAAGACCATACTCATTTGTTACTGGATATGCTTTGTTAAAACCAATTAATTGTTTGTATTCTTTGGGTAGTTCCTTAACTGCTTTTTTAACTATTTGTTCTGCATTATCATTTAATTGATCAACACGTTTTAAATATTTTAAACTATCTGCTTCATTTTTAGAAAAAGCAGCTTCAAAAGCTAATTTAGTATTTTCTCTAATACCATCTGCAATGTCATTTAATTTTGTATTGTAAGGTGCAAGTCTAGAGTTCATCTCTTTGGTGACTATTGCAATGTCATTTGTAGTTAGAGGTATTTCACCACCTATATTCATAATGTGATGAAATGGAAACTTATCAGATCCTTTTAAATATTTTGCTTTACCGGTTGTTATTTGTAATCTATCTCCTCTTTTTGCTTTTACCTTTTTTTGTTTTTCTGTTTTTTGTGCTTCAGTTAATTTTCTTTCTTCAGGAAAAGATTCTTCAGCGGCTTTAGATCTTACATCAAAAACAACTTTACCACCTGGTCTCTTACTATTTAATTCTAAAATTTCATCTTCAGATCTTCCAGTAATTTTTAGTATCTCTTTAAACTCAGGGGAATCAACTCCGGCTTCTATTGCTTTGTTAAATTGAGCTATGTATTGTGCAGGAATAATACCTGTGCCTTTTCTAACTTTACCAGCTCTCTCTGCCGCTCTTATTTGAGCGTCCGTAACTTTAGCTTTAAAGTTTCCAAAATCTTCCGTCTTAAAAATATTGTCTACTAATTTTTTAAAGTTTGCATCTTTTGCTGCCTTTTGATAATTAAACCTTCTTGCATATCCTGCTTTTTGAGCATCCGTTAAATTTTCACCACTAGGCATAGGTTTTCTTCCATCTTTAAACCCTGCTCGTCCACCATCTGCAAAAAGGCTTTTTACTTTTGCTACAAATTTCTCTTTTAAGTCGTCTCTTTTAAATTTCTTTTTATAATCTTTAACAGCATATCCATATGCCTTATCAAAATATTTTTGATCTTCTTTAGATATCTTACGATAAGTAGGAGGTGTAAGCTCCTGCTCTAACTCAGGGAAAAATTCTTTATCTAAGTATCTTACAAATATTTCTTCATCCAAACCGTATTGATCTATTATTTTACTAAACTCAGGATTCATTAAAACTTTGTGTCTAACTTCGTGAAGCATAGTTGATATCTTATCTAGATCTCCAGGCTCACTTCCCGTTTGAACAGGTTCTGTATATAAGCCTATTGGAAACTGACCCTTTTCTATTTTTCTTTCAAAGGTAGATTCTGGTGATAGTATTTGATCCAGTCCTCTTCTCTTAGCGTATCTTTTAAAAAAGTCTAAGTCGTCTGTCTGCACTTGAACACCTCTGTAATTGTACTCACCTGATTTATCCATTGCTGGATAAGTAATGTCGTCTGGATTAAAAAATTTTTTAGCCGCTGGATCTCTTTCTATAATTTTTTGTAGACTAGCATAATATTCATCATCAGCTATTTTTCTTTGTTCGTCTTTACTACCTTCTGAAAAATTTACTCTATCATAAGCATCAATCTGATCTCTGATCTTATCTTTATCTTGTTGAAGTTGATCATAGATTCCTGATGCCTGATCCTTGGTGATTTGATTTTTTTCTAAAGCTTCTTGGATAAAATAATCTAGCAACCGGAGTCTAGATTCAGGGCTTATGCCTTTTGAAACTTCTTTTAGTGTTCTAAGTTTGTCAGCAAAAGTTCTTTCAGGTTTTGGTTCGGGTGTGCCGTTAGCGAATTTTTCTCGCCTGACCATCCATGCGTAGGCTTCGTTGTAATGATGGAGCTTCAATTTAAACTCCTAAGATACCAGGTAATCCTCCAGCTCTAACACCCATTCTTGCGCTGCCTAATTCCATTCTTAAGAAGTCATCTATTTCCATGATTGGCATTCCAGGTCTTTGTTCGTTCATGTCGTATTTGTACTGCTCGTACATTTCAAGTTCGTCATCAGTATATGGGCCAGATGCCATTTTCATTTCTGATCTATCTCTTCTACCGGATGTTTTTTCAAAATAAAATTCTTTTAACTCATCAATGCTATTTGGTTTTCTTCCTTTTTCTTTGATGAATTCCATTACAATTTCTTCCATTGTAACTGTGGGATCAATAGTTCTTGTTGAGGCTTGCATGATGCCTTCGTTTTCCATAGGTCTACCTTTTGTTAAATCCTCCGTTCGGATTTCCTTGATTTTTATATTATTCCTTTTTATGTAGTCAGTCAAGGATTCTCCTTCCAAAACTCCTACACCAGATTCGTAAGCGTCAATAACGTCTGCGTATGATTCTTCTTCCATTAGTAGTACGTCCTCTGTTTTTTAATTGTTGGTTCATCTATATAATCTTCAGGGTGAGAAATCAACCCACCTTGTCTGAACCTCATTAACGCTTGGGTCATAGAATCGACTAAATCGTCATGATCTCCGTAAGGGAAAGCAGCACATTCTTCAATAACTTCCTGTGCAAATTCCATTTCTTTGGGCGCCCATATCAGCCCCGACTCAAAGAGCGGTGACACTGCGTTAACCCTAGTGTGCTTATCGTTGCCTTTACTAGGTGTAAAATTTATAACAGGTATACCCATCTTACGCAACTCATAAGTTAGTGGCAGACCAGATGCTTTAGATTCAACAATAACCGTTTCTGGATTCCAGTAGCCGTATTGTTCGAGCGCGATCCTACGCAGCTCAGGAAATTCGTATCGACCTTTTAATGCATCAACTAAAATTAAATTAGGTGGGCTATCTTCGGTTTCACGAAATACACCCCAAGTTGTAATTGCACTATAGTCAGCAGATTCTTTTTTCATAAAAGCTGTATCATAAGATTGTATCACATGTTGCAAAGGTGGAAGTTCATCGTCCTCCCAAGCTTTCCACCACTCTCGTTTTATAAGTGCTCCTTCTTCTGAAGTTGGATTCTGCATGTATTGTGCATTCCATTTTGATAAAGGTATAGAGGCTTTAACACCCTCTAAATCTTCAAGAGTCCAGTACTCTGGCCAAACAGGTTTGCCTGATGGAAGTATTGCAGGAAACTCTATTATCTCCCACTGATCTGCTTTAACTTCTTTTTGTGCATTTAATAATCTACCTGTTAGATCTTTTTCATTCCAACGAGTCATAATTACAATTATAGCTCCGCCAGGTTGGAGACGTTGTCTTGGTCCTGATGTGTACCACTCGTATGTTCTATCTAATGCTTGTGAGTTCATGGAGTCTTGTTCAGAATGTGGGTCATCAATAATCAAAAGATCTGCACCTCTTCCTGTGATAGCAGATCCTACACCAGCTGCATAATATTCACCGCCTTGAGCTGTTTCCCATTTACCTGCAGCTTGTGAATCTTCTTTGAGTGCTGTCTTAAATACTTTTTGATATTCAGGGGAATCAATCAAAGCTTTAGCTTTACGACCAAACCTTACAGACAATTCAGTTGTATTTGTAGATTGAATAATTTTTAATTTAGGATTTCTACCTACCATCCACGCAGGCAAAAGATAAGATCCAAACTCTGATTTAGTATGCCTCGGTGGCATATTAATAATCAATCTTTTGATCTCTCCGGATGCAAGTTTATTAAACTTATCTGCTATTCTTTTGTGATGAGATCCTTCAATAAAATCAGGCCATACGTGTTTTACAAAAGATAAAAAATCATTTTGTATATTAGATTGTTTTTTCTTCTCACCGTATTTATTTGCTAGTAGTGCAAATTCTCTTCTAACATCAGCAGGTAGTTTATCTAAGTTCTGTATAAATTTTTCATTCATAAAAATTTTCCGCAAAATTTTTTCAAGAGTATTTTGAAAACTCGGAAAGTATTTTACCATTATCTATTTATTTGTCACGCATATATACGTGTCTGTCTGGGACCCCTAGTCTAGTACCCCAAACGATTTTTTTAAACTTTGCAAAATTCAGATTGGTTCTGGGACCACTATGCGATGGCCGTGGCGCCTGGCGCCACAACCTGTGGTTGATGTTCATATTGCATACAACCTGTAGTCGATTATATTCTACGCCACAAGATTATGTAACATAGTAGGGAGCCACCGACTATTAATAATAAATCTAACAACATAAAATCCTTTCGTTATACAGACTATCCTATATGAAATAGGATAGTCTGTCAAGTGTTTATTTCTTAAAGTTTGGGATAGCTTGTAAATCCTGATCCCACCTCAAACCAATCTTTTGAGATACTTTGTCAAGTGCTATTGATAACTGTTCTGGGGCGCCTGCCTCCATTACTGTATCAATGGCCTTGATTTTTAGATCCTTGAGTTGTTTGAGTTTAAGTCCTTCAGGCCTTCGCTCTATTTCTCTTTGTGCTAGGTTCTCGGCCCAAGACCTTAATTGACTTTCGCAATCCTCAAGACTTAATTCATCATTTCTATATCTACTATTTTCAGTAAATTTATAATGAAGTTCTTGATCCTTTGGTTTCTTCTTCTCAAAAAATGTTAGAGCGCTTGCTCTCGCTTCCTCTAACTTTTTTTCCGCCTGCCTAAACTGGTTAATAATTTTATCTGCCCCAATCTTTTTGGACAGCTTATCAACAGCTTTGTCAGTTGCCTCCGTTTTATATTGCTTAACCAATAATTCCTGTTCGTCAATCATTGGGTCAAACTGGCGCTTCACTTTTTGTTTGTAGTGATCCAGTTGGTACTTTGTCATTGTTTTACTCATTTCTTCCTTTCTGTTATGATCCTAGACTATCCTATATTTAATAACTTGTCAACCCCTGCCGCGCCACAACCTGTAGTTGTATCTGCAGTTTAGAATGATTCTAAACTAGATATTAAGATATTTTATTCCCGACCTCCCACCCCTATTATATAGGAATAACTGGGAGAAGTCAACCCATCAAGGTGTCCACAATGGGTCAAATAAAAAAATATTTTTTTGTCTTTGCCTTAATTCTGCCGTAATTGTCCTATAAGTTCTCAACATGAAAGAAATAAATAAAACGTTTAAAATAACTTACTATGCCAAGAAGCATAAAAAAGTAATTACGAGACAAGGAACACATGACGAGAAATGCAAAGTGTGGACATCTGCAAAAGGTATCTTGTTATATACTTACTTTGATCTTGATGAGTGGGGTTATAGAACGGCAACTAAAACATGGAGCATAAGAACATGATTGAGAGCGATTACTTAATTAAAAAAGTAATTCTACAAACACAAAAAATTGCATTGGTAGAATTACGAAGTAAGATTGATAGTGAAATTAATTCACTTGATACAGAGCTTGATAGTATCCCGTCTGATGATAAAGACGATATACCTTTTTAAGCATTGGGCTCCAGAGTCATGAGCCTTGATAATAACTGACTTATGGGACTTGCACCAGAAAAAGCAAGTAAGATCAGGCGGGGTTGGTAAGCTCGTCATGGCTCGTTCTTCCCGCCCTGATCTCTGGTCCAGATAAGATGGCTAGGATTTTATCGTAATTGCATTGACTCTAGCTGGTAGATGCAATTGGACCTGAGATCAGCAACAAGCGCGATCTAGGCGGGGATGAGGGATCGCCGATATACTAGTACTACTGCTCCTAGTTATGTTCTCTCCCCGTGCTGGTCAAAAGCTTGAGGCTCAGGCTGATTTATTCAGAAATGAGCCGCAAGCTTGACAAAAACCAGAACTGATCCCTGGTCCGATGTAGAACTCTGCAACAATCTAGAGCATCGGACCTGGGATCAGTCGAACCTTGACTAACTTGTAAGACCAGCAATGGCGTAGGACCTGCGGCTAAGACTGATCCTAGTTATGTTCTCTCCCCGTGCTGGTCTCAAGCGTCAAGCGTCAAGCACAAGCGCTTGACAAATGACTAACAAAGGATTATATAGGATATTATGAAAACAAACGAAGCATTAAAAATTGTCGGCGGATTATCTAGACCAAGCAAGATGCCTGGATGGTCGTACGGGTTACCGGCTAAAGAATGTAAGACAGGCGGCAAGCTTCAAAAAATTCCAGGCTCTGTCTGTCACAATTGCTATGCATTAAAAGGTTGCTATGTTTTTAAAGTTGTACAGGATGCACAGTATCGGAGACTGAAGTCCATCCGTTCACCGCTGTGGGTTGGTGCAATGGCTCTGTTGATCAATTCTAAAAAAGCAAATGTATTCAGGTGGCACGACTCCGGAGACATCCAGGACGAAGAACACTTATTGAAAATTTTTGCTGTTGCAAAGTTAACGCCAACAGTTAAGCACTGGATGCCAACTCGAGAAGCATGGGTCAAAGCTTTTTTGCCTCTGTGTCCAAAAAATTTAATAATCAGGTTTTCTGTTCCCATGGTCGACCAGTCAAAAAACAAGGCGCCCAAGGGTTGGAGAAATACTTCTACTGTCTCAAGTGATTTAAATAAAACATTTACTAGTGAAGGTCACTTTTGCCCAGCTCCAAAGCAGAACAACGAATGCGGAGATTGCCGCGCGTGTTGGGACGGTAGAATCTTAAACGTAGTTTATGGCGAGCACTAATGTTCGAGTTTAAATCCCCGGCTTACTGGAAAGAGATGCGAAAGATCCGGAAGGAGTTTGAGGAGCAAGCTGCAAGGAACAAGCAACAAGCGGATGAGGCTCAAGCTACAAAGTCTCAAGCTTCGAGAAACAAGCCTCAAGCTGTGAGGCGCAAGCATCAAGTTTCAAGCCACAAGCGTCAAGATCCTTGATATACCTTCCCTCATAAAGTTTTATGGAGTTAAGGGAGAGGGCCTTAACTAGAATAAATGTATTGTTAGGATGTTTCACATGGAACGCAATTTGATGCGGAGACAGGCGTACCTTGTTGGTCTTTGTTACTTTTAATTCGATAGTAAAAAAGTTGCCAGAAAGATTATAGCCCAGTATATCAGGAGTCCCCCATGAAGCGGTATTTTCCACACGTGTAAATGATAATTTGCAATTATTTTTAAGATTGAACGCTTTAATTTCATACCAAAATTTCTTTTCTGGTTTCACTACTACACTCCATTAGTTTGTCAAACTATTTCACAAATAATTGTACAGAAATCCTAGGCATAATCGGACTCAGTACAGGGTTAACTTTATGTGCTATCGGAGCTTTTACTATAACCAAAGAGTTGCCAACCGGTGGTATCCAGCCGTGGCCATTGTTATCTGTAAACATAAACTCACCGCCCCATTGTCTATGCCATTTGTGATTTAAATAATAAGTTGCACCATACTTCCACCGGCCATCATCGTGCCAGTTTATACCAGTGCCTTTTTCAAGATAATGAATTGTAGTTGTCATATCTTCTATATCATTAAACAAACAATAAGGATTAAGAAGTAATTCTTTTTTTAATTTTTCAAAAGGCGGATAATTACTTACTTCAACACGTTTAGGTGGACTCATGTTTTGGTATAAGAAACTACTCCAAGCACTCTTAACATCTTTTAAATTAATATTTTTTCTCTCACGAATAATTGCATTGTGGATGCCTTTGTAAATTTGTTTATCGAGAAAATCTTGTATCCACCAAATCTTTCCATGAATTGAATAAGCTAATCTCACAACTTTTTAACAACCTTGCCCATTTTCCATTGTTCAGGTGATATTGTAATGGCAAGTCTATGAGATTCTCTAACTCCAATTAATTTATTTTCTAATAACTTTACACCTGTGATGTCATAAAATTCACCATTTGGCAGGATAACTTGCACTCTTGCATTGGCTGCTACCTCGCCTTTCATGAATTTATCCAATGCTGCTCTCAATACCTTTCCAGTAAACATAGGTTGATTTATAGACTAAGTTGTATTAAATATCAAGTATGGGTTTACCAAAAAAATTAACTGAACAACAGATGAAGTTTGCATACGAGCTGGTTACAAACGAAGGTAGGAAAACAGCAACCGAGTGTGCGGTTGATGCTGGCTTTGCAAAAGACTCAGCAAGACAATACGCAAGTAAACTACAGAATCCAAAATTGTATCCACTGGTTGTTAAATACATTGGAGAACTTAGAGAAGAGTGGCAGAAAAAATATGAAGTTACGTATGAAAAACATATTGCAGAGTTAGGACAGATCAGAAAAGAAGCTCTTAAAAAAGGAGCCTGGTCAGCAGCTGTCAATGCAGAAGTTGCACGTGGAAAGGCTGCAGGTCTATATATTGAACAAAAGATAATACGAACTGGCAAACTAGAAGACCTAACAACAGAAGAACTAGAATCACGAATGAAACGAATAATCGATGACTACTCTCCAATTCTAGATGGTATAAGTGAGGAAGAATTGAAAGAAAAAGTAAAAGAAAAACCAGAGCTGGTATCAGATAAGTCAAAGTAAAACCTTTTCCATTTTAACTATGCATCCTCTCGGAAATACATTTCGATCAGAGAACAACTCATCTCCTTCTTCATACGATGCAAACGTTCTAATAAACTTTTTATCTTTACTAAACAAATATGCTTGCGTTACCATAACACTAGCTTTAAACTTTGCAAACTCATCGGCTGTCGCGTGCCCCGAATCGCCCGTCGGATCGACCCAGGTAATTGTATAAAAATTATACCTTTTCTTTTTTATAACAATTGATTTGTATTTACTTTTTTTGGCCGTCATGTAATTTTATATTTCCAGAAATAGAAACCCTTTCACCTTCTGTTGTTTTAAATGGATACACCCAATGTGGTAGTTGAGCTGGGAAAATAAACATATCACCTACACTAGGTAAGTGAGCGTGTGTGTTTAAAAACAAATTATGAAAACTTCCACCTGGTATATTAAAATCAAAAGAGATACAACCTGGACCGGGGCTATTGTGTACAGCCTCTCTGCATTCTTTTTCTAATCCTTCAGGAATTTTTGTGTACGCTACAAAAGATAAATCGTCGTCGTGAGTATGTGGTGGATTAAATTCATTTTTCTTTTGACGATTAATCCAAGCGGCTCTTAAATCAAATCCTTTGTTTAATTTAACTTGTCTATAATCAAAAAGCCCTTGAACATAGCTACTAAGATATGGATAAATTATTGTAAAGACTCTGTTTTTATCTAACTCGTATTCGTCTTTTAAATGACCGGCTAAACCTTTTTGATAGTTTGCTCCGTCTTGTAATTTATTAAAAGCTTCCAACTCTTCGGGAGTTAATTTATACTGACATACCCATGGACCCCAATGTAAAAAATTATATTCTATTCGTCTCATACATTCCTTCCATAGAGTTTTATACATGAGAAACTGCTTTTGTAAAAAGCGTTTTCACGCGCGCGCGTAGGGATTTCCCTGAAGCACATTGTAACACCATTGTAGCAGCATTGTAGCAGTACTTTATTCAATAATATCAATGATTTAAGTCCATTGTAGCATTGTATCACTATGTTTTTCAAATTTTTTTTCTCAAACATAAATCTCATACAGAATACTCTATGGGTCCTAGGTGCCTGATGCCTGTTGCTTGTAGTATTGACCCACTCTACCTAGCCAAGTCCACATAAAGTGTTGAAATTCCTTACCATGTGACACGTACCTTAGAACATCTCCACCTTTAACGCTAATTAGAATCACTCCAGATTGTATGTTCGTACCATACACGTAGTTATGAGCCACGGCGTAAGCCGCACATTGTATAAAATAATCGTCAATCCATTCACGCTTCTTGTATTTATTGCTTTGCTTAAAATCTATGATAGACTCCCGACCGTCGTACAAACCAGCCACGTCAGAGGCGCCCGCATACAATCCAGGGTACCATAGGGGCATCTCTAGCCCCCACACCTCTTCTAAGGGCTCGAAATGGCCTTTATCGATGATGTTTTGGGCCATGGTGCCTGCTTCCTGTCCTAATTTTGTAAGATCCATGTGGCCTTCATCTTTTATAAATCCTTCTAATATTCGGTGCATAATTGTACCTCGAGCGGCTGCATCATCACGTATTTTGTCTGCCTTAATTTCGCCTTCTCTTTGCCTCCATGCTGCCAGTTTTGCTTTCGACTCTTCCGATCTAGTTGCACCCAGTATTGTTGTAACAGATGGTAACTTTTCGTTGTTGATGTCATAAACTCGACCAGAGTCAGAGTCTACTCTCTTGATGGTTTGGTAATCAAATTTTGACTTTCCATCCCAGATAACTTTCTTTTTTCCGATGCTGTGAAACTCGCGTAAATCCTCATCATTCATCATTTTAGGGCTCCTTTATTTACTA